GTCACCAATGTATAGGCAAAGCCCTAGCCCCATGTCAACCAGTTGCTGTTCAAGTTCTCTAATCGTCATTGTCTACCCTCTCAATCTCAAACTTACAACCAAGAGTCTTACTAACATGCTTTGCAACCGTCTGCGCTTTTTCGTATGACAGCCAAAGCGATGATGAGATAGCAGTATCGAGCGCCAGACTTTCGCCGTTTTTACCGTATCCTGTAACATACAGCTTATAGCCTACAGCTCCATCGTCTTCGTATGCAATGTACACTCGGTAGTCATCGTCTTCGCGCTTGTCTACTGGCGTATTAGCAAAATCAAAGACTGCTGCCATGATCGCTAAACTTTCTTTTTCATCAAGATTGTTTAACGCTGAATAGTAGGTATCGATATATCGCATACGCCATCTAGAGACTTTTGCAAAAGTACCGTTGCCGCGTACAACATAGTAATGATTTGCCCCACGCTCAACATCAAACCCTAGGCCTTTTAGTACTTCCTTAAATTCTTTTGCTGTCATAGATTACCTGCCTTAATTTTATAGTTAGTTTTGACTGTTTCGAGGTGATTCGCGATCTTCTCGGCAAACTCCATAGCTTGTAGGTCTGTGAGGCCCTCCACCTTAAACTCGATTGCGTCGATAGCGGCCATGATCTTTTCTTTGTCTGGCGCTGCCGCTGCCCTGCGAGCTTCCTCGGCTGCTTTAGCTTCAGCCTCAGCCTTGGCTCGCTCCTCTGCTTCCTTTTCGGCGCGGAGTCGTGCGGCTTCTGCTTCAGCCTCTGCTTGCTTACGTCGTGCCTCTGCTGCTTCAGCTTCAGCCTTGGCTGCCCGCTCAGCTTCTGCTTTACGCTTGGCCTCTTCAGCCTCTGCCGCTGCCTTGGCGTCTTCGTTTGCCTGCTTCAGCTGCGCCAGTAGTTGCTCGAACTTCTCATCGCTCAAACTTGTAAGCGTTGGCTCATACAAACTAATGTCATCTGTGTACATCATCAGCTTGGCGCGCCGCTCTGCTAGCTTCTCTTCTCGCTGTTTCTTGAGTAGGTTTTCGGCGAATTTCTCTTGGTCTTCGAGATACTTCTCAGCTTCGCCGATAATCTTTGCTGCTTCACGGTTTACAAAGTCGATTGCCTTTGACTGCTTCAGTACGTCTGCTTTCAAAAAGTCGTGTGTCTTTTTGATCTTTACACGCTGGCCGCGGAGTGCGAGCCGCATCTTGCGAGCCTTCTGCATCTCCTCTTTTTGCGACACATCAGTCACCACAATGTCTTTGTAACTTGCGAGAATCTCGCCAACCTCAGTGAATGGTGCGCCGTAAGCTTTAATAAGCTGCTCAGCGTCCGTAATCTCAAGGCCAGACTTTACGAGGCCGTCGCGAATGTCTAGCACCTGGCTATTAGTTGCCATCTTTTGCCTCCTTTCTTATTTGTTCAATATCGCGCCGCACGCGGGCCACTGCCTCACGTCCATGCGCTGCTGTGTACGCCATCAGCTGTTCAAATAGTTCTTCTGCGTTTGTTACTTCTGGTAAGTCGTTCTTATCTTTGCCAAAGCCTTCGATCACAGTGTCTGCTACGATCAGCATGAGGGCGCGCATCTTTGGGTCCACTTCCACTTTACCCCCCTTTTTTGTTTTACTATTGTTGTTCGAGTGCGAGCTTTTGGATTTTCTTGCGCTTCCTCAAGTCTGCCTTAATGTCATCAATGACATGAGAGGCTTCGAGTGCCCAAGTCGCACGGTTTTGCATAATTGCAAGGTCTACAATGTCTTCTGCGGTCAAATCAACCTTGCTGTTTTTGTTGTTTATTTGCTCAAGCAAGATAGTACGAGCAGCTTCGCACGCCATGTACATCATAGCTGCACGCATTACCTTATTGCGGTCTTCGATACGGTTTTGTAAATTGGCCATTTGGTGTTTACTCCTAATTTTTAATGTTCAAGTTTAGTTGTGTTATGTGTAATAGTTCTTTCTCGCCCTGTTTAGTGTCCTTTCGTCTTACTTATCTGCTCTTATTATAGCAAATGCACGACGAAAAACAATAGAAAAATAGATGATTTTTACTATTTATCTGTGGAAAAGTTGATAGCCGGAAAGTCTTCTATGGCTTCGGCCGGGTCACCGTTGGTGTACACCATTACGTCTGTATGGATACGGGCCACTTTGCGTACGTTGTTGAAATTCTTGGCTGCGTACTTGCTGGTGTCTGTGTTCTCAATAAAGATAATATGGTTGTACAGGTCGATTTGGCCGTTGTAGTCGTCAATGTAGCACTTTGTAAGGTATGGTATGTCATTGATTGCGCCGCCGTTCTTCGCGTCGCTACGCTCATAGTTGCCAATGGCGATGATAAAGCGGTTTGGCTTCATTTTTTTGGCTAGGTCAGATAGAAGCAGGTCACTGTGCTTATCTTCTGTGTTCATGTCGTATAGCACCAAGTCTACTGTCTTGTCGGGGTGATCGATAAAGTAGCCGGTAATGTCGCCATTTACGTAGGCTAGCCCGCCATCGTCTGGCGTGAGTATCTCGGCTGCTTCAGCTTCTAAATCTGCATCGTTAGCTTGCAAGCCAATAAAGTTGTAGCCGTTTTTGGCCGCTACGAGGCCCGGTGCGCCGTTTGTTGGGTTAAGATGCATAATGAGCCCACCTTGCGGACAAAACCACTCATACAGCGTCTGGTACAGCGTGGGGCTACGTTCTCCGGTGTCTACACCGTCTTGCGCCCACTGCTCATCGCTTTTTAGCCAGTCTATCTTGCGCCCATCTATGACAGACTCAGGCATTAGCTTTGTACCGCTTGGTGATATGAGTCGTTCTGTGTCTAGGTCTTTAATCTCTAGCTTATCTAGTCGTAGCTCTAGGTAGTCTTGGTCAAATTTTAACTCGTCTAGAATCTCTTCAAGCTTTAGCTCGTCATAGCGGCCGCTAATAGCTTGGCTGTTCAGTAGGACGTTTAGCTTGATCTTATCGTGCTCGTCTAGGTTAAGGCGGATACATGGCACATCAATCAGGCCGGCGGCTTGGGCAGCTCGTGTACGTTGGTGGCCGCCAATGATCGTGTTGTCGTGATTGATAATTACAGGGTCGACGAGGCCAAACGTCTTTATAGACGACACAAGCCCCGCAAACTCGTCTTTATCGATAATGCGGGGGTTTCTCTCGTCAAATTTTAGCTGGTTGATATTGATGTGCTCGATCTTCATAGTGTCCTTTCTTTAAATAAGAGTAGGGCCGCGTGGGACAAGCTGCACGGCCCTTATCTGTATATTAGCACAAACCTAGTTCTTTGGCTTTATCTTTAGCGTCTTTGCCTTTTACAGCGGTTAGCTGCTTGCTCTCGTCCTCAGTAATAGGCTCGACAATGTAATCGCCAGACGCTCCGGTGATCTGATTGATCACACATAGCCCGCTGTCGTGCCCAAGCACTCTGTTGCTATATGTGATAACACGAGCTTGTACAGGTTTGCCAGCTAAGAATCGCCAACCCTTACCCGTGACAATCCATGTGCGAGGCACATGCTTACCTCTCTCATCTTTTACCTTTGCTATAAGCCCGTGCAATCTTAATTTCGCTGTTTGTGCCTTAACGGAAAATGGACGATCAACATCTGCCATATCTACATAGCGCGGGTTGCTTTCTCTTTCGCTAGCCTGCCGACACGTAATACGGGCCATATCTTTTAGGAGATACACCATGCTTGGTGTAATTTTGTACTTATATAGTTGAATCCTACGACCACAGCACTTACATACTCCGTCGCTGTCACGCGCTTCAAGGATTGCTTTTACTGTAGTTTCAGTTTTGCCTGCCATGTTACATCTTCTCCAGGTAGCTATCTACTAGTGCTTCGTTCAGCATCCGGTCTACGTTGTCCCACTCTTGCTGCTCTTGCTTGCGTCGGTTGATAAAGTTTTTGATTGTGTTGATGATACTCATTTGGCTTTTGTCCTTTCGCCTTAAGTTGTTGATAGTTTCAGTATATATGCTCGACGTTAGAAAGTCAACAATTTTTTAAAGAAAAACCCAACTTTTATTGTTGGGTGTTCTCCTCGATCCACTTTTTGATGAAAGCATCACGCTCTTGCTTATTAGCCATGCGCTTGTAGTCGTGCCCGCACTCATCACGCCAAGCTCTATTGGCCTCTGCTAGTGGCCCTTCGCTGCGGTTGTCCTTCTGGCCGCCCATAGCGAGGCGTTGCTCATGACGTACTACTGGCCCTTCTGGCTTTGTATAGTCGATGCTTGCCAGCTGTCCTTTGCCAAGGTAATGCACTTGGCCCTTTGAGTCTTGGATGGCTACCAACCCCGCGTCTGCCGCTAGCTCGCGGATCTTGTCGGGCGATTGCTCCATTAGTTCGATTTTTTCACTGTCGTAGGTGGTAAGTGTGTATGGCATTGTGTTTTCTCCCTTCTCTTTTAGTATACCTTATACTTACGTTTCTGTTCTTCTCTCATACGGCGCATACCGTTCTCGATAGCTTTTGCCTTATGGATCATGTCAAGTTCATTGCCAATCTCCGGTTTATACTTGTACTCCCACGAACGGTAATTGATACGTAGAAAGTCAAAGTATTTGATACACCAGTCGTCGCCTCGTACGTCCTCTAGGCGCTTTACGTGTTTTTGTGCTGTTGCATTGTTCTTAATGGAGATTCCAAGCGCCTTGGCTGCGTCGTAGAAAGCTTTCAGTACAGGGTCGTAGCCTTTGCGGTCGCTTGTACGTGGTGTAGCAAGCGGACTGTCTGCTACTGATGCTGGCACATTCTGTTGCACGGTCGCTACTGCGCTAGTTTGTGCCGTGGTGCTAGCGGGCAGTTGTTGTGCTTGTATATTCTGCTGCTTCTCTGCCTCCTCTTCGGATTTTCGTGCGTCTGATTCAGCAATTGCCTCTAGCTTAAGCTTGTGGTACAAATCCTCGTCAATGACATTGCCGCGCCGGTCGTAGTTGTCGGCTTCGATATTCTTTGTTTGTAGAGCGCATTGCTCTGCTGTGGTAAGTTCGCGGGTTGCTTCTCGTGGTTTAGACACAGCAACCTCTTTTGGCTCTTCTATCTCCTCATACCTGTTTGCGTTTACAGTGTCGCATTTCTTTCGTAGGGTCTCAATATATGCCCATTGCTGGTCTTCGTTTGCCCGCATAAAGTTCTTGTCGCGCTCTTCTCTGTCGTGATTCTGTCGGTACTCTTCGACAGGGCTCGGCTTTTCTTCGTCGTCTGCTTTGTTCTCAGTGTCCACCTCGGTATGTGTAGGCATGGTTGATTCTTCAGCAACAACGTCTGAAAGGTCTTCGGTTTCAATCTCGGCCTCTTTGTTGCGCGGTTTAGACGTTTGTGCTTTAACGATACTTCGCTTTTCTGTGAGGACTTGGCCATTTGCTGTTGTTGCTGTAGCGTTTTCAAAATCAATCTCAAGCATTGGACGTATAGCGTCCCGTACAAGTGAATTGCCTTCCATGTGGTAGTCTACATTAATCCACCCGCTCTCTTTCATTAACCAAAGATACTGTTTAACGGTCGACGTTTTCTTGTCTAGTTCAGCGGCTAATGTGCTATTTTTAGCAAAACAATACCCATGCTGTTGTGAGTGTTTCTCAATCAATTTATACAGGGCTACACAGGTAAGTGTGCTTTTGCGGCCGTGCGCCATCGCTTGTCCACTCAGAAATAGGTCAATATTGATTGATTTAAGCATTGTTACTTGTCCTTTTTACCGTAAAGGCTATTGTAACGTGTAATGAATGAGAATGTCATTTTTGCCTTCTACTTTCTAGAAACAAATACCGTCTACCCAATAAAGCTTGCGATAGACGGTAGACGGCATTTGTCCCTGCTTTATTGATTCGTCCATCGCACTTTCAGTATAGCACGTCCAACAATAAGATGCAATAGCTTTTTGTCGTTTTCACCCGCTTTTTTCGTCCGCCGGCCACGCCGGCAACAAGCGAACGAAGTGAGCGCGTTAGTAAATCCTGGCCTATATCCAATCCTCTATCCTATCCTCTATCCTATCCTTAATACGTTTATTCTCATAAACCCCCCGTTTATCACAATATACACCTACCCGTTTATTTCTATAAACCCCCCGTTTATCACAATATACACCTCCCAAAAAAGTGTTGACTCTCAACGTCGTGCATGATATTATGAAACCAGCTAAAGATTAAAAGAAAGGACAAAATCAATGGCTAAAAACACTAACACAACAAACACAAATATTATTAATAAGGTAACCAAACCGTTCGCAAAGGGCCTTACCATCCTTGACTTGGTAGCCCGCCTCGCACTTGGTATTGCGGTATGGTTTGTACCAGTTCCTAAATTCATGGTATACGCCGCTACGTTCTTGGGCGCTGTTGCAGCGTTCCAAACAGCTGCTATGCTATGGAAGGCACAAAAATAATCACCTAGTGCCGTATGAACAACAATTATAGGTGGGAAAGGATGACGGACAGCTTGAGAGCTTTAACCGGAATCATAGCAATACTATTAGCCTTAATGGCAGTACCTCACATCAACAAATCGGCAGCATCGACAAAGTACGAAGCGACGCCGGAAAGCAAAGAGCAGCAAGGCCAGATAGCCAAGCGGCTAGAGAAGCTTGGAGTGGAGACGCGCCAACAAATAGAGGCTAAAGCCAAGATTGACGCAGAAAACCAAGCTAAAGAGCAAGCAGCCTTGCAAGCCAAGCTAGCCGCGGAAGTAGAGGCCAAAGCGTGGACAGTATCCACCTCGCCTCACGCAAAGGTTTCAGTATCTCGTATTAATGAGACGATGGCCATCCTACGTGAGTTAGGACTCACCAAGATGGGTGCGGCCTACCTTGTCGGTAACTTTATCGCTGAAAGCTACGTAACACCATGTGGTGTACGAGGCGACGGCGGAGTAGCAGACGGGTTGGCGCAATGGCATCCTGGTAGACGTGTAGATATGCCTTGTGGCTTGCGTGAGCAGCTCATATGGGCTGTAAACGTAGAAATGCCACGAGACGCCGCGAAGGGTGGGTATCCAAGCCTAGCGGGCCGCTTGCGTGATCCTAATGAGACGCCGCAAGGTATCTTGCTAGGATTCAAGCAATGGGAGCGCTACGGGCTCGAAGGCAACCGCGCAGTGTACGCTAAGCAGGTGTACGAGTCGCTCGGTAAGTAGATAGCCGAACAAACAACGAAACAGCCACTATGCGAGGGTGGCTGTTTCGTATTGGTTCGGTTATTATATGAGTATGGTATTATTTAATAATTTTAGAGTTTAATAAGGGAAGTAACGAAATGGACATACCAGACGGAGCTTTTAACTGGAAAACGAACGGGTACACTCCTGTGTTCAATGATGAATTTAAAACACCAACATTAGACAGATTAAAATGGCGAACGATTGAAGGTGGCGAGATTGTAACGCAACGCAAGTCGTATATGGACTTTAGCACTAACGGCCGCATTGAAGATGGAGCGGTAGTGTTTAAGGCTACGAGAGAAGCCGGCAAGGTAGTTAATGGTACGGCATATGATTTTTTCTCTGCCGCTATCCAGAGCGTAAAAAAGTTTTCAGGCGTCCTGTACTTTGAAGCGCGCATGGCACTGCCGACCAAATCTAGGTGGATGTCCTCGACATTCAAACTCGTGCCGACAATTCCGACAGAGTATAACAGTTGGCTGAAGCACATGGAGGTTACTATTACCTCATCGCCACAAGATGATGGTAGTTTTATTGCTTGTGAGTACATTTGTGGCGGTACAGCTCGCGGCAGCTTTATTACTGGCACATTTAAAAAGCAAATTATTGGTGTAGGCAGCTTTCACACGTATGCCTTCTCAATTGAAGATGATCGCATAAAGTTTATCTATGACGGTGAAGTTGTTTTGGAAAAGGTCATAGCAGGCGAAACGATCAACGGCCAAATCATGACAGGCGCTAAACCGTTTGATGCTGTTGAGTGGCAGCCGCACATTGGCCTAGAGTTTCGTGGGCCATGGATTGCTGGCCTAGCAGAGATACTGCCGCAAGAGATGAAGGTTGACTATGTCCGTGTCTTTGTGCAAGGCGCAGAGGAAGAGGGAAAAGTGGGCAATACTATCAGAGGTAAAAAGATGCGTCTCATCCGAGGCTAAAAGTTATCCACAGCCTATAGAAAAATACCGGCAAAAAGTCGGTATTTTCTATTGCATTATGCACGACGTTGCGCTATCATAAGTACATAAGCAAATGGGGCGAGAGCAAGACGAACTTTGCAACTTAACAATCAGGTTTGAAAACAACTTTTAAAAGAAAGGATAAAGTAATTATGGAAACTAAAGTAATTGCGACTATCGGCAAAATTGCCGCTATAGTCGGGTGTGCAGCGTCACTTACGCTAGCCTATATGGCAATCTTACAATTTAATATTTTGGCTGTGTTCTTTATTGCAGCCGCATCATTCAACGTTTGGCTATTCTGTGAGTGCGACGTAAACGACAAATTAGCAAGGGAGGTGGTACGATAATATGCCGTTTTTGATTATTATCTTAGTAATACTCTTTTTGCCATTAATCGCTGTACCAGTGGTGGCTTTGTTTGTCGGGTTGTTCGTTGTCGTATATATCTGTTTGACAATTTCAGACTACATTGCAAAGCGCAACCCAAAGTACGCAGCATGGCGCGAGAAGCGACGCGCAGAGAAGGAAAAGGCGCAGATTGAATGGGACGCCATCAAGGAAGCTATGCGACTCGATAAAGAGGAGCACAAGCGTAAGGTGCACGAGCGAGCACTGGAGATTAACCGTGGCATTAAACAACGCAAATAAGGCAAAGATTAGGATAAAGCTCAAGGTATACAGAGAGCAGCTATACTACATGGCAGAGGCGCTGGAGCTTATAGACGACAAGCTACACGGTGACAGCGCTAACGAATATGTTGCAGACGCTATCGGCAATATCGATAAAGCGCGAAATATGCTTTCTCTGGCAGTAGAAGAACTTGAAACAAAGAAACATAAAGGGGAATAAATGAACTACAACACACCAAACCTAAACCAAGAAACTAACGACAAGTGGGCGCAGTTTGACACACTGAGTGATCACTTGCGCGGGCATTGTAAACACCAAACAGAGGAGAGTATGGCAGAGTACAAAAAACACATTGGGCAAGGTAATGACATGATGGTAGACCAGCTGGCATTACCACGCGATACATTCAAAGGTAACACGGTAGAGCCACACGACTGGCAAGCGCCAGAGGCTGAGCCTGTCCAAGACGCACTATTTGAAATGCGAGAGGTTGTAGACGGCCTACCTGAAGAGGAGCTACAAACCTATAAGGATCAGATGCTTGCAGAGATTAGCGACCGCGAAGCTATTGTAGACGCAATCAACCGCCGGCTTGATACAGTGCAGGCACAGCAATACACACGCGGTGTACGCAGCGCCATCACCAAGCAAGTGAAGATGTAATGTACAAATACACAATCATGTTTCGCCAGCGCCAACGCGAAAAGCCACGAGAGTTTGTGACTGAAGCGGAAGGCGCTCGCGAAGCGCTCAAAAAGCTTGAACAACAAAAAGGTATGATTTTCTCATACCGCATAACAAACGTAGAAAGGATCAAAAGTGCTTGAAGACTTAAAAAGTAATGATGGCGAAGACAGCGTAAAGACTGTAGACCAGGCGGTAGCGCTGCTTGGCGAAGTGCAAGACTGGCTTATTAAAGAGCTTGCGCGGCCGCAGTACTACCGAAAGCAACTAGCTGAAGCGATCACAGACATTGAAAAAGCTATAGATTTAACAATTGATTATGGCGAGAAGATGGGAGAGTGGGAATGAAACAGCAAATACTCGAAGTTCTCGATAAGTCGACCAACAACGGTATGAAGGCAGACGAGATTATGGAGATTACCAGGGAATGGCTCATAAAGAATTTAAACGAAGCCTTTGTTAATGGTGTTGATCCAGATGCTGGTGAGCCGGCAATTCTCGACGACCTAAAGATATTCATGGTTGGTAAATTGCGATGAGTTATAGAAGAAAAGAAACTACAGCACTCATTTTATTGTTTCTTGTAGTGTTTATTCTATCTTTAGTCGCCATGGCCTCATCGGCGGTTGTGGTTATAATTATATGTAAAATATTTAGCATTAGTGATAAAATCCAGGGTATTGCCATAGTTGTGATTGTAAATAGTTTGATAATGACAACTACACTAATTGGTAGAGAACTGGTAGAAAGGTAAAAAATAATGGAGAAATGGCGAGGTAGCGCACTGTGCGCTCAAACAGACCCGGAAGCTTTCTTCCCGGCAAACAAAGCATATGCTGATGAGTACAATGGTTACAACAACTACAATGAAGCACGTAAGATTTGTGCAGAGTGTCCAGTAAGGGGCGAGTGTCTAGCTGATGCGCTGATGACTGGCGACGTAGAGTACGGTATGCGAGGTGGGTTAACACCACGTGAGCGTATGGGAATTTTAGCAACAAAGGTGGCGATGTATGAGTAAGTATATTGTATCGTCACTGAGTAAATACAGCGAGTATGACAACGAGATACCAAGAGTAGATAAGGTTATCTCATTTAATAAAAAGCCAACATTTGAAGAGGTGCACGCGGCACTAGATGAGTTTGCTTATTTTGATATAGATGAGTGGGACAAGATCGACGATGAAACATGGGAGACATGCAACAGCGACGACTGGTACGAGGTTGGAGACCCGGCTTACTATCTAATCAAAATCCAGACACAAAAGCGTCATAAAGAGATGGTAGATAGTTGGATCGAATATATCAAACTTAACACAACACCAAAGGAAGTGGTAAATGCTACTGACTAAATACAAAGTACAAGAGCTGGTAGAAGGCGTCGAAATTGACATGGACGAAGTAGAAGCCAAGACAGCAGCTTTTATTAAAGAATTTGACGATGACAGCGTTACACTGGTTCACGCCACCGTCGAAATATTCAAAGATAAGATATTAGACGAATTGGGGAGGCTATAGATGATTCAAGACGTGAACAAAGCCACTGGCGAGCTAGTCGAATTAGACGCTAGTACTCCAGAACATGCCGCTATCGCCTACGAGTATCTCACACAGATGGAGGCGATGGCGCGGCGAATGAAGCAGCGCATCAAAGAGGACATGCTGGTACGAATGGGCGACGACGAGGAGCTGGACGCCGGCAATGGCTACACGTTTAAGTTCTCTAGTCGAGCCAGTAAGTATGTGTACCACAAGCCTACGCTCAAAAAGTACCTCGATGAAGACGCTATGGACTCTATCAGTGTGGTTGATGTTAAGGCGGCAGACAAGCTCGTAAAAGAGCTTAAAGAGTCTGGTGTGCTAAGCGATGAGGATATTCAAGAGCTTAACGACGCCAAGTATGTAGAGAACTACACAAGCGTATTTAAACTGGAGAAACTGTAATGCATCTACGACTATTCAAAAAGCGAATCAGACAGTCACTGAACTGGAAAAAATTGCCAAGTAACCTTAAGCCTAGATATATTCTAGAGGAAATGGAGAGCTATGCAGAGAAGGCCAAAAAGCGCAAAAGCAGAGGCGAGCATACACGCACGAGTAGCAGACCACATAAAGATTAAGTGGCCGTTTGTCGTCTTTCACACAGACTATGCGGCTGGCCTTAAGATGACTATAGGCCAGTCCGCACAGAATAAACGGCTACAGAGTGGGCGTGGCTATCCAGACTTAACGATACTAGAGCCGGTAAATGGCTTGCATGGCCTCCTCATCGAGTTAAAGCGCGAGGATGTGCATTTGTACGCCCGTAGAAGCGGCAGCAAGGTGCGAGAGGGTGACTACAAGGTGCGTAAGGCTGGTGACTGGGCAAACAAACATTACGAAGAGCAGGCGGCTATGCTGCTGGAGCTGCTAAAGCGCGGCTACTACGCTACGTTTGCTTGCGGCTACGATGAGGCGGCAGGAATCGTTGATAAATATCTATCTGGGGGTATACATACTAAGCACCGGTTCGAGCTGGTGCGAGAGTATGAGATGGTATTTGAAAACTACAAAATAGACACTAACAATAATGAGGAGGTGTTTTAATGACACCAGGGCAGAAGCGAGCCAAAAAGCTGCTAGATAGCGACCCTAACTACTACAAAAAGATAGCAGAAAAATCAAAACAATCACAAAAACGTTACAAAATGAACACAAAAAAAGCAATGATTGCGGCATGGAAGCGGTGGCACAAGGACGAGCCGCTACCAGAATGGATCGAGCAAATGGCTGAATAAAACCAGCCATTTTGCTTGACTTATGCACGACGTTGATATACAGTAGAATTGTAATATAAAACGAAAGGACGAAAGGCATGGCTGAAACACAACAGCTAAATCTTTACCAAAAGCTTGCCAAGATAACTGGCGAGATTGGGGTTATTGCCAAAGATGGTAATAACCAACAACAAAAGTATAAATATATCGAGTACGAAACCATTGCTGGTAAGTTCCGCGAGCTTTTCAGTAAGTATGGCGTCGTACTTATTCCAAGCATGGTCGAGCAAGAGCGTAGCGCTATCACGACTAGCCGCGGCAGTTCTGGTGTAAGTACTGTATGTCACTTTGAATTTACAGTGGTAAACGCCGACAAGCCAGACGATCGTTTTGTTGTCAAATGGCAGGGTGAGGCAGCCGACTATGGAGATAAGGCTACAAATAAGGCAGCTACAGCAGCGGTTAAGTACTACTTGATGCGTCAGTTCAATATTAGCAGTAAGGGCGACGAAGACCCGGACAGCCAGACGCCAGAGGTTGCGCAAAAGCAGCAAAAGCCGGCGATGGCCAGCGTGCGCCAGATTGTAGCAGTAAGTAAGCGACTCGCCGCAAAGGGCGTGACGAGCGATGAAGACCGCAAAGCTATCTTGGGTGCGGCTATTGGCGGCAAAGGCGCTACACTCGACCCAAGCAAGGTAACTGTGGTAAAGCTAAAAGAGGTAGCAAACCGAATCGAAGGGGCTACACTCGAGCAACTGCTAGCATCAATCGATAAAAAACCAGAACAGCCAACGCCAGATGAATTTGATTTGCCAGTTGACTTTGACAATATACCGGAGTTTTAAGAATGGTAGACAACAGACAATGCGCACAACTCGCAAAGCAAGCACTAGCCGACATTACCGGGCATTACCCGCCCGGTACAGTACGGCCAGCAAAAACAAACATACATGCCAAGGTGAAGCAATTTAAAGATGGTAAATGGGGTTGGGTGATCTATGATGGGTCATTGGAGCTTTCACACTCCACACGGCCTTACGAGACGAGCCAGGACGCCTCAGACGGCGCTGTACGGTACTTACACTATCTCGGCCGGCACGTCCTTGCGGCGCTTGGCTACACAAACAAAAAAGCATCATACCACGGTAACTATTTGGAGAAAATTTAATGACAATCACGATCGATTTTGTAAAGCTGTTTGTGTGGTTTTACCTCATCTGTACTGTAATCACAGGTGTAACATATACATTCAAAATTCTAAAAGCAGAGTCAAAGGGCGAGGCTATAGGTAATGCTATTGGCGTTATCATCATAGCTGTTGCTACATACCTGCTCGTAAAAGCATATCTGTAGTTATCCACAGGTAATGAATAAAGCCGGCAATTATGTCGGCTTTTTCTATTGCATTATGCACGACGCTAGCGTACTATAGGGGTATAAAGGTAAACAGAAAGGACACATAGCTTTGACTATCAAAGAACAAATACGTTATGGCGTGCTATATACGTCACGCTTTATGCACTATGCGCACGTAGAGGATAAAGACGGCGTGCTTTATTTCAGGTCGGAGGGTGAGATTGTCGATATGTACGACTATAGCGACGCCGCCAAACAGATAGAGGCCGAAATGGACGAGCACCATATAAACAAAGCCACGGTATACGTGGACACAGAAGAACACTTTACCGTTATCAGAGGCTAGAAATGGGGAACCCCTGCTGTCTTCTACATCAGCAGGGGTGAAAAGAGGGTAAAGTGGTTGTGGGAACCAAGGTACTTGGAAGGCCGAAACCCTCCACTAGCTCAATTATAGCACATGACTATTTCGAATCAATAGAAAGCCCCGCCGGAAACACAACAAAACGGCGGGGCGTGTTGCCTGGTTGGAGAAAGGACGAGACAACCAGGTCTGCGACGTACCCATAGGGGGGGGCGAATAACTCAAACGTCGTACCTCTATTTTACCAATGGCAGTGTGATATACACAACTACTTAATATGGAAAATAGACTGGATAGCTTTTACAAGCCATTGCACCATACCATGGATAGATACAAGCAGCTTGCGGTTCTCCTCTACCTTGTCATCCTCTTTAACTTCTGGCTCGGCTGGAGTCTCTGGCGTTTCAGGCTCAGGGATGGTGGCACGGTTTTGGCGCTCAGCTTCTGCGGCCTTTGCTTCCTCGGCTGCCTTGGCTTTTGCCTCTGCCTCCGCACGGGCTTCTGCCTCGTGAGCTGCTCGGGTCACAGCCTCTTGGCGCTGTCTGTACTCCTCAGAGGCCAGCAAATCGCGCTCAATTGCGCCGTAGTCCCAACCTTGGGCAATCTGCCCGCGGTAGTGCTTTAAGCCTTCCTCGTCCGCCTCACGGCCTAATACGCGCTGGTAGATGCGGTTAATCTCATCTATCTGGCTCTGGATAGCCTTGCGGCCAGCCTCTACCTCTTCGTCACGGCGCTGGCGTACAATACGGCCCTCTTGCGAGTTGGCCAAATCGTCTTCGATTTGCTGCCAGTTCCACCCGGCGTCAATCTGCTTAAGGTAGTGACTCTTTGCACCTTCGTCTACGTCACGGCCAAGCACTTTGTGGTACAAACCGTTAAGGTGGTTTACCTCTGCGCTTCGGTCACGGGTGCGCACGATGTTTTCAACATAGCTGCGGACACGGTAAATGTTGTAGCCACCAATACGCCATGGTGCATCAATTGGCGACACATTAGCGCTGTAGACAGTGCCTACACCGTAATCAGCAGTGCGTTGGCCGCTAGCACTCACGTTCTCCTCAAACACAGTGCCATCGCCCATGTAAACGCCAATGTGGCCGTAGCCACCGCCATCGTAAGGCCACACGATAATGTCGCCACGCTTCAGGTCGCCGACACGATCAGCGATGCCTTGTGCTACGAGAGTGTTGCCAAAGTCTTTGGCGTCACCACGAGCAGCAAATGGGGCTGGTACGTTCTCGCACATTTCAGCCAAAAACCACTTGATAAGGCTAACACACTGTCCGGTTAGCACGCCTTCGGTGTTATCAGACAGCCCAGCAGGGAAAAAGATGCCAATGCGCTTGCTTGCCCAGTCTTGTGCGTTTGCATCTACTGCCATTATTTAGCACCCGTGCTCTCGTCGTCAGCGTAAAAAGCTTTGTACAGGCCCTCTGCTGCGTTCCAAGCGTAGCTAATAGCACCGCTCCAGGTAGCAAACAGGCCCATGCTTGGCAGAAAACCAAGGTCAAAAAGTTGCTTCTCAAGCCCAGGTACGGCCAGTAAGCCAAGCGCTGCGGTCAATACAGCGAGTACAACCTGTAGGCCAGTACGAACTGCGCGCCCAAGTTTAGTGTGTTTGTTGAGTAGTTGTTTTGCAAATTCCATTGCAAACCTCCATTTAATTAAATTGTTATGCAATTAGGTTGGTGGTCAATCTTGTATAAACGCCTGTACGCGCCGTTCTGCTCGCTTGGATACTTCCAGGCAATCCATGATGTTTGGTTGCCAGAGTTATCTTTAACATCCACACAAGCTAACACGGGGCTTTGGCCATCTGCACCGTTCGCCCCGTTTAATCCGCTCAAGCCTGCTGCGCCAGTTGCTCCGGTAGCTCCGGTTTCACCCTTACACTTACCGTTCGCACAGTACCGCGCTACGGCTGCGGCTACCTGCTCGTCAGATGCGTTTTTACCGTCACTTCCCTTACAATTCCCGCTTGCACAATATGATGCTACAGCAGCAGCTACTTGTGCGCTAGTGGGCGACTCTGAACACTTATTGGTTATACAGTAGGCTTTAACCGCCACAGCAATTTCTGTAGCGGTTGGTGCTCTACCGTCTGCCCCGTCTTTACCGGACGTTCCGATAACCGAACCGACATTGCGAGCCTCGCCGTCGGAGTAGTAGACGACTAGATTGCCGTTTTTGTCTACTTGGGCGTTGGTGATGCTAGTCACTGGCTTTTCTACTTTTGCGCCGCCACTTATAGTGACAGATTGGCCAGGCTGGAGTGTAAGGCTTTTAAAAAGGGTGTAGCCACTAAAGGCCAGGCTAAATATCATAGCCACTGATAGCGCTTTAAGCAGCTTGTCCCTCTTCAACCACTCTACGGCGCGTCGTACCTTGCTCATCGTAGCAACCCCCCGCTTCCCCTGCTCAGCAGTGCAATAGCTATGGGAATAAATGAGGTGATCACAGCGCCAACTACGAGGCGAAACAGCCAGCGGTTACGGTCTCTTGCGTCGGCTGCGTCGGCTTTCAAGTCTTTAATCTCGCCATTAAGCTCGCGTATCTGTGATTCAATATCTTTTTTGTACAGGTCAAGCGCGTAGATTGGCACAAAGTTACCCTCTTTTCGTGCCTCATGCTTTTGTATAGCGTCGTCTATAGCCTCTTTAACCTCGTACTTATTCATTGGCTGTAGTTCGCTCATCGCTTGGTGTACTCCATAATCACTAGGGCTGTGCCATCCGACCGGGTATTGTAACGGAGTTGTTGCACATCGTTATAGACTGCGAGCTTTGCTTGGAAGTACTGCAAGTTCGGGGCTGTGGGGTTTGTGTAGCCGTTCGGATAGCGCTCACCATTAGCCATGTTAAGAACAGCATCAAAATTAATGAGGCTATCCACCACAGCAAATGTACCGTCGGCAAAACCATTCTCTTGTCCATTGCCAACTGTGTTAAATCTGAACACTTTGCGGTAGATTGGCTTGCCGTCGATAAAGGTTTTGTTGGTGTTAATTTCGCTTGTGGAATACTTATTTTCATTGAATTGTGTCCAATCGATTGCGTTGCGGCCGATACTGCTATCGCCGTAGCCCTTAAAGTTGATTGATTTATCTTTCATGAAACGGCCATCAACAAAGCTAGGCGATGCAAAGTCGCGTATGTCGACGCACTTATTGTAGGTAATCTGCGTAACGCCAGCATCCACTCGCACCTTCGATAGCCCAATAAATGGGTTACCAGCGCCCACTGCGTTTTGAATCTGGCTTTCACTAGCGCCTTGTGGGTTACTTGATGGTGTACCCTGCACAACTGCAAGCTTGCACATGTTGTTACTGTTATTGGTCACCCCTGTTGATGGCGTCACCTTCATGTCAACGTAAAGCACGACCGTGTCGATACGCGGGTTGCTCGAGTTAGCGGTTGGTATAGTTAGAGTCTCTGGCGCATCTAGTCCACAGTACACGCGGTACATCTTGCCGCCGCTGTTACGCGGCAAGGCTGCAATACCACTGTCTACCTGCACAGACATGCCAGGAGTATTGGTAGGCGTAACCACAAGCCCGCCAATCACATCACCTTGGATATGCCAGCTAAAGCCAATCATGTGGCCGTACTCGTCGGTCTTGCCTCCGTCTCTGTTAAATACAAGTCTTGTCATTATGTGTAATCCTTTCAGTTTATATTGTAGTCAAAATATTGATCTTCAGCGAGCCCCTACCGGCAGCGTACAGGTAGAATTTGCCGCGCCAGATACCATTATTACGCCTGTTACCGTCTAACACGATCTGCCAGCGCTGTGTGCCGTCTACAGGGCGTAGGCGCTGTATATGATGGTCTACCGACCTTTCAGCTTCGTGCGTCTCATACTTGACGACAAGGCGGTACACGAGGCTACGCAGCTCGTCCTTGTCTGATTCCTTCGGCACAAAGGTAACGTCTATCACTCGATCGTTAAACCCGACATTGTCCAGGTCAACATCCCACCTGTTGCCGCTCTGAACAATACTTGTGCGCACACTGTCGCTACCAAAGCCCTGCTGCCCTAGTTTTATCTCGTCACGGAATCGCCGCAAAGCGTTGATGCGCTGGTAAAGGCGGTTAGCCGTCATCATATCTAACCTAGACATGTTCGACCACTCCTACCTCTACATTATCGTTTGCTACTATATACACTTTCATACTCACGGTTTGCCCAGCTGTGCCAGTTACGCCGACTAGCCACTCAACCTGGTTTGTGCGGTTAGACACAAGCGGTAAGGGTTGTATGATGCGCTTAAAGAACTGGCCAAACGGCTTTGTTTTCTGGTCTATCTCGTATACAAGCGTGCCGTCATGATACCGCGCCTCAAATATAATGTCAGCAAAAAGCACATCACTATGTTTTGCGGTGGCTGTGACACGTAGGAATTTAGCGCCAGCGTTGCCGAACTGCCCATCTCTAGGCAGTGGCCCTTGCCAGTCGGCTACGGCGTTGGTGCTGTTTTCAGTAAAGCGCAAGTTATCGCCGCTTATTATCTGCGACTCTTTAATCTCGGCCATCTCTTTTTCTAGCTCTGATAGTATAGCTTCGAGCTTCTCACCCGGTAGCTCGCTCATTCTCTCAATCGTCATTTTACACTTACCTCTATATAGCCAGCGCACGTGCCACGTACTCGCATTTTAAAGCGGAGGCGGCAGATATTACCAGTGTTTAAGATGAGTGTCTTCCATCGTGTCTTTAGCGGGTCGCCTGCTAGCGTCTCGTCAATCTCCATGAGTTTACGCACGGTTACGGCAGCACCGTCGCTATCCTCATAGTACAAGCCGCCCTGTATCGAGCTATACTGTGGAAAGCTCCACGCTTCCCGGTTTATCATGCCCATATACATAAACATGTAGCCATTTACGATAGGCTGCGTCTGTGAACCGTTGCCGGTAAACGTTACCGTAATCTCTCGTGAGCCGTTAGGAATCGTGCCGTCATAGTCCCATACACGGCCCGTCTCGCTCTCGTATGTGCGCACACCGCTCTTGCCAGAGGTTGGCTGTGTGTACTTTAGCTCTCTAAAGTCAATCTGGAGTTGTCTCAGCTCCTCATACAGTGTGTTCTCAGATAAGCGATCAAGTCTAGTCATCGTCTTGATCCTCTTGGATCTGCGGCACTGTAAAGTCGTCTAGGTAAACTTCTATCTGCTCTTCAAAACCGTTGTCATCCAAGTGCACTTCGATCTTTTGAACCTGGTACACCTTATTAAGTCCATCAATCATGCTGTGGCCGCTTGTGCGCACAGGTATGTAGTCGCCAACCTTAATGTAGTTTGTATCAAACTCACGCCCGGTCACAGTGATCTTGGGAATCTCAAGCATGGTAGAGTACTTAGCTACGGCAGCGGCAGTGTTTTGGTTTAGGGTGCTTTGCTCTTTCACGCTATTAAACGTCACCACCTTATCACGGGTGTAGTAAGCGTTGATGCTCAACGGGTCACTCTGCACTGATATAATTTGGTCATCACCAAAGCCAGAACCAAGCCCCCAGATTTTGTTGTACACGCTAGTAGCCGAACGTTCGATGGTTGCACTCTTTACGTTGCCCTCAGGGCCGCCTACAATAAATTCAATGTCAGTACGTGGCGAGCCGAAGGTAGGTAGCGTGTAAAATTTCTTGTCAGGGGTAACCCTCACGTCAAAGTTACCATCAATAAGGTTGGTAAGCTTCAGTATCTTATCTTTAACGTCAGCGCGCTTGTATGTGCGGTCACGTAGCTTGCCGGTCATATATTGCCCAGTGCGCGGCACTTCAATGCCCATATCGCCGGCGCTATCGCTCTGGATACGGCGCACAAGGTCAAGCGCAATCTCTGCGGCGTCCGTCTGGCGGTACTCATTAGTCACTAGGCGGTCTTTAAGCATATTAAGGTAGCCAGTTACACGTACTTCAATGTCAGCCTCTTGGTCGATCTTAATGGTGGTAGACGTGACTTGGCCACCTACAATGTACACACCGTTGCGTTTTACCCGTACGTCTGTCTGTAGCGGGTAAAGTAGTGACTGTGGAGGTGTACCAATGCCAGCACAGTATCGTTCAAACTCGTGTAAGTCTACCATAAACTCGATAGTGTCGGCTTCGTTGCGCTCAGTGGAGTAGCGCCGGTTTTTACAGAGGTGGGTAATGTCTGCAAGCTTCTGGCCGTTCTTGTGCCATAGCTCAAATGCGTACTCGCTGCCGTGTTTAAAGTCCATGCTATACCCCCATGAAACCGTTACGCCACTCAACTGTAGCTACTACTGTGTCAGCACCGCTTGCGCTCTCCAGCCTAAAGACGTTATCGCCAGGCTGCAAGCTAAAGAACGTGCTTTGGTCGCTCAGCTTGTCAAAGATATTGCCGCCGTTTAGCAGGACGCTACGAGTACGGGTGTCAATGACAACCTCGCTGCCCTCAGGCGCGCTAAAGCCAGACAGCTGCACAAGCTTGCCGGTAGTCACATTAATTAGGGTTGGGTCAGTCATGCTGCCCTTGAACTTGATTACAGGCTTTACTGGAGTATTACCGTTGTTGCGCGCTGTAACGTCGCCACTACCAGATTGCCAGCTAACAGGTAGCACGTATGGGAATACGTACCCACCGCCACGCTGCTTGCCAACCTGTACAGATAGCGCCGCGCCGTCTGTGTTGTCGTAGATAACAGGATCAGGGCACAGAAACTCAAAACGAAAGTCGGAACTGTTGATGAGACGGTCAAAGTCCATCTCGGAGTCTGTCAGGTGCCCATTTACCAAGTATGAGTTACCAGCGTTGGTGATCAGCTCAATAGCGATTGATCTTTGCCGCACGGCCGCCATAATCTCTTTGCGCTTCTCTTCTAGCTCTGCTTCATCTTCGCCGAATATACGCCCCTGTATAGACACTTTGCGCATACCGTAGAACTGTGAGGCGACGTAGCCGCCGTCTCTCTCAGTCAAGACGGCGCTACTCGTACGAATCTCGGGAATAGCAAAACCCTTTACTGTATCAAGGTAAAATCTGCTCTCCCGATCGTTTATTACAAAGTTGTTTAGTTTAATGATCATCCTCTTGCTAACCTCCAGCCTATTTGCTCGATTACATTGTGCGCATCAACGTCGTTGTGTACTTCCATGTGTTGTATTGTAACACCGCCGCCACCGCCTCGGCTATTCCGGAAAGCGTTCGCGGTCTGTGTAGCAGTGTACACGTCAGCGCCCTTTGGAAGGTTAACCAGCTCAGGGCCACGCTCTCCAACCAGCGTGACACCACCGGCGTAGTTCTTCGCACCGAAGGCGAGGCGAGGCAAGCCAACATGAGGAATACCAGGAATGTGCACGCCAGGTATTTTGTTGATGATGCCGGCCGCACCGTTGATCATACTGATAAAGCTGTTTAGGCCGTTCTGTACCATGCCGATAATGCCGTTGACGACGCCACGGATAGTACCGCCAATCATGTTACCAGCTACAGTACCGATTGGCCGGAAAAAGCTCGCAATAGCGTTGTACACACCACTTGCTACGCCAATGATGCTGTTTAATGCACCAGACGCTGCATTAGCTGCCCAGCCGAACACAGCACCAAAGAAATTACCGACACCAGAGAAGATACCCCGTATTTGATTCCATACACCGCCGAAAAAGCCAGCGATAGGCGACCACACAGCCATAACTACTGATGAGGCTACTTGGAATACGGTTTGTATAAAGTTAGTCACAGCCTGGAAGCCGGCAGAGATGCCGCCCCACAAAGCGTTTAGTACGGCCATGATCTGATCTTTAAATGTGATCACAAGCCCGATAAGCAGCGAGAACGGCCAAAACATGATGGCAAGGATCGTCGGGCCCCAGTTTTGCAAGAAAGCGGTCACGTTGTTAAAGGCTGTGGTGATAGCCTGCCATACATTACTCAAGGCTTGGCCTATACCGTTAAAAATGCCGGTAAACCACTCAACCATACCGTTCCAGGCTGTCTTGATCCACTCAACGGCGTTACTAAAGATGTGAAAGCGTTGCTCAAGGTCGATGAGCAGTGGAATGACTATGGCAATCGCAGTTATGATGAGCCCGATTGGGTTTTTACTAATGATGCCAGCCAAGTACTTGAAAGCACCACCGGCTTCCTTAACTTTAACGAAGAGGCCACCGAACCAGCCTATAACCTGATTGATCTTTAGCGCTATAAACAGGGAGGCGACATAAGAGATAACAGGCGTAAGCGCTGTAAGTGCCGCACCAAATGCCTCAATGATGCCAGAGTTTGCAAGCTCTTTGATGATCTTTGTAAGAGGAGGTAACAGCTTCATGCCAATATCAGTACCAACGGTCTCGAGTGTGCTCCTCAAGTTGTCCAACGCACCGTTAAAGCCGCTGTTTTGCGCCTTTGCCAAGTCCATAGCAGCGCCAGAACGGCCCACAGCCTTTGACATGTCATCGTATGACTTGCCGGCTGAATCAGCCAAGAAAGCGGCCGCACGGAAGGCGTCAGTACCAAAGATGGTGGCCAATGCCTGCTGTTTCTGCTCTTCAGATAGGCCTTTAAGCCCGTTTTGGAGGTTTTGGGCGAGTTGCCGCATACCAACGAACTTGCCGCTAGCGTCGTAGGCATTGATGCCAAGTGTGCGCATAAGCTCTGATGCCTTTTTGCTCGGGTTAGCTAAGCTAATAAGCATCGTCTTAAGTGACGTACCAGCGTCAGAACCTTGCATACCGCGGTTGGCGAACAAACCAAGTGTAGTCACTGTGTCCTCTAATGACACGCCAAACTGGCTAGCAACAGCAGCAGACTGCTGGAGTCCTAGAGAGAGTCCACGAATATCTGTAGCAGAGGCGTTAGCACCGTTAGCGAGCACGTCAGCAACCTTGCCAGCGTCGCTTCCTTTCAATTTGAAAGCGTTTAGGGCCTGTGCTGCGATAGTAGCAGCGTCTGCCACGTCAATTTGGCCTGCTTTAGCAAGGGACATAACACCCTTTGATGCTGCAAGCGTATCATTCACCGACAAACCGGCCTTTGATAGCTCTGTCATGGCGTTTGCTGCGTCTCTAGCACTCACACCAGGCAAAGACGCGTCTTGGCCTAACTCACGTGCTTTAGCGGCCACCATGGCCATCTGCTGCGCTGTAGCGCCAGACACTGATTTGAATATGTTCAAGCCTTGCTCGTAGTCACCGGCCATCTTCACAGAGGCTACACCGGCAGCTAATGCACCAGCGCCCACAAGCTTCATGGCTGAACCGACTGGCTCTAGGTGCTTTTTAAGCTTCCCAGAGGCGGCACTAACCCTATCCATCTCTTGGGTGGCTTGGTCTCGTGCCTTGATAATGATCTGTATAGTATTAGCCATGGTTGTTTACGCTGCTATTCTGGCGCATTGCCTTTTTATTCTCGTACTCGCTCCGCTTGTCTTCAAGGTAGAATATCTTCATCATGTAATTAACCTCTGCGACCGGCTCGTCGTCCATCTCTTGGGCGGTTAGCCCAAATTCCTTACGATAACGCCGGCGAGTTAGCAAGTCCAATGTGGCTGCTTCCTTCGCCGGCCTATCGTAGTAAATGACGCGCTCCAAGTCGCTAACTATTTTGGGTCAGTAGCACCAACCGCCGCCACAATCACTTGCGAGGCTGCGGACACTGGCAAATCGTCCAGGTCGTCAGCTTCTGCGTCTACTAGCTCACCGTTAAAGACGATCTTGCCACCCACAAAACCCTTTTTAACCATAGGCAGCAACTGTGCTGTCTGGTCGTCGGTTAGCTCCCCGTCTGCGCTAGCTTCACCCTGGAAGTTGCGTAGCTCTGGCAGCTGCTTCATGGTTAGTGGCGCAATCTCGATGTAGGCGTCCTTCCATAGCTTGCCGTACTTGTCGGCTAGCATGGCTAGGCTTACTTTGGTTGCAAATTGTTGTGATAAACGGCCCATATTGGTTGGTGTCCTTCCCTTATTTGATTTATTAGTAACTTGCGGTGCTGTTCACCAGCTCTGCCTCGATCTGCGTGCCGTTAGCAGCAGAGAAGAGGCCTTGCACGGTGAACTTCTCCATAACAACGTCATCAAGTCCTTGGTCGCGCTCCCACTCAGAGATAACGACGGCTGGCAAGGTAAACTTAAGCGAAGGGTTTTCGTCCTTAGCTGTACCGATCTTGTCGTCGGTGTTCACCATTGAAAGCTCAAGTGCGTACTTAGTGTTCTTCAGCGATGCATCTTTAAGCGTGTTGTCACTGTAGCGGCGCTCGCACTCAAAGCTAACGTCAAAGGCTTTGTTGTGAATCTCAGCAGGTGTGACACTACCAGCCTCGTAGTAGGCCTCAGTGTTGCGCTCGATCTTCACTTTCGCGCTCTTGATCGATACACGTGGTGCCGCTGCAAGGCCGGCTTTGTTAGCGGCCATCTTCAGCTGGCAGTACTTACTGGTAAACTCAGCCTCAGACTCCACAAACGTAACGGTGCTTGTAGCAGGCACGCCTCGGCGGCCGATAAAGTCAGCGGTGTACTTCACATACTCACCGGTAACAATGTCAATTTCAAGGCTCTTAAGGCACGACAGCTCGTACTTAAGGTCGGCAGCTGGTGACTTTTCAAAGATAGTCAGGCTTGGCGACAGGTTGCTGTTTAGGCGAGTAAAGCTGTGCTTGAACGTGCCAGCTTTAGCGCCAGCAGCGCTTGTAACTTGGCCAAGGGCAGCAAGCAGGATCAAGCCAAAGCTTTCTACTTGAATCTTGCCCTCAATCTTGCCCTCGCTCCAAATCTGCGTAACGATGGCGTCGTTGTTTAGGTCAATAACGCCCATGGCGCTGTTGTTAAGTGCACTCTCGTGCTTGTCTTGTAGGTCGGCGCTCAGGTGAGGTATCCAGTGAGCTGCGGTAGCAGCAGCTGTGCCACGCGTGGTCTCTTTAGCGATACCATAGCTAATGCGTCGGCCGATAAAGTCGATGTTTGCCATTATTTGGCCTCCGTGTTACTTTTATCGTCTGTATCAGGCTCAGCCTCTTCAGGCTCAGCCTCTTCAAACGTTTCTTTGATCATATTATCAAACCTTAAAGCCGCCTCCTGTGCCGACGTAGCCTCTACAGTCGTGCCAGTCTCGGGGTTAAAGTAGATACGTTTTACTAATTGGTTATCGTTCATGTTCATACTCCTACTTGATTATAAGCGATTTGCTAGTTGCCTGTGTAGTGGTCATACCGCACTATAACATTGATAGTAGCCACCAAAGCCATCACTGGCTCAGTTGCCACGCTCCAGCCGGCAGACGTTGGCACAACGCCTAGCACACGGTCTTTACCGCGGTGTCGTAGCCCGTCTAAGTCTACCGTGTCGTCTATTGCGTCACGAATAAGCCCAGACAGTGTGCGCATGTTCTTAAAGTCCTCTGCGCGCTTGCTCTCGTCATCGTTCATAGGAATGATAGCAATGACATTGAACCCTTCACGCCGGTGTACTTCAGTGTTTTGCCCAAGCTCGGCCGGTGCGTCGTCTGGCACGATCATCACAGCAGGGTAGCCCTGGTACTTATTCACTCCGTCGTCGTAGTCAACCACCTCCGCAAACACAGGGTTGCCGTCTTCGTCGCGGATAGCCTTCACTACGTCTACTAGCTTATTGCTGATCTTATTTTGCATGTTACGCCTCCAACTTACTTATTACGTTTGCTATAGCCCGTGCTGCGTACTCTTGTATCTGTGGCTCGGTCTCTTTGTACGTCTTCTCGATAAACGGCTGCGGCTGCGTACCCTTACGAGCAATCGAGCGGGCGACAACGAAAGGCGACACGTTGCCAAGCTTGGCGCGCACCCATCGTTGAAAATCTTCATTCTTCCACGGCGGTATACGGCTACCAGGCTTGCGGCCCTTCTCGATTACTGGTGCGTACTTACTCAGCGGCGTAATCTTTGCCTCGCCATTACCAACTGTACGCTGGATATTACCCGCCAGACGCTGTGTAACACCCGCAGGGGCGTTTTTACGCATGGATCGCTGTACTATTACCGAACCATTAGCCAAGATGCGCTGGACAGCTCCAGAGGCCTCTCCGCGCCATCTACGGCCTAATTGCGGTACGTTACCAGTATCAACCTTGATGTAGGTAGACATTACGCGGCAAGCTCCAGCACATAATGTGAGTGAGTCACATTGTCAAAGTTTTCATACGGGTTTAGCGCTTTGACTGCGTAGTTGCGCCCAGACTGATCAGTTACGGTGTCGTTTACCTTGATCTTGTCAGTATTGGCGTACATATCAAACGCTTTGTAAGCACTGATGTTGTATGCCACGCTGTTCTCGCGGCTCATAGGCAGAATGGTGCATGGCACACCGCTCATAACGGCCTGCGTCTTCTGCACCATCCCCTGCGTCTTCACAAGGCGCTTGACGGTCACGGTATGACGTAGCATGTTGGCGCTAATCATACCAAGAACCTCACAAACGGCGCTAACAGCGTTTGCTCTTTCTTTGATACGCTGTAGGTCTTCTGGTAGTTGCCCACACGCTCAGACGTGACTGTAGTGCCGCCGCTGCTAATCTCCTGCATCATACCGCGCACCATAAGGATAGCGGCCATCTTAACGGCTGCTGGCACGTCTACGAGGCCATATGTGTAAGTAATATGGAGTTGGTCGTAATCTGTGCGCTCGTATTGGTCTTTGTAGCCCGTTGTAGACAGTGTGACACGGCCGGTCTTGCTGTCTATACTGTAGCCGTGTACGTCAGTTAAATCAGCGTCTGTGGTCTCGTCAGTAATCCTACCTTGCTTGATCTTCGACACCTCTTTAATGTACACGTTGTCCAGGAATACCACGGGCCTGTAGTCCTGTATCTCTGTTTCTGTTTTCAATGACCCGAACCACACGCCTGTAATGTCATACAGCCACTGTGGCAGCATGTCGATGTACAGCTGTAGCTCAGCGTCCTTGTCGTTGCCGGTGATACCCAGCTGTTTCTTTATTTCGTCTAATGTAACTATTGCCATAGCTTTATTATCTCCTATAAACAGAAAAGGGGACAGCCTCCAGGCCATCCCCTTCACAAGTCACAGCCTGTTGGCTATTTCTTGTCCTTGCCAGCACCCTCAGCAGGTGGCTGCTCGTCTTTGCCAGCGGCTTCAGCTTCAGCCTTTGCCTTCTCCTCTGCTTCCATCTCGGTGAGTACCTTCTCGTATGGAAATTCTGGCTCATCCTCGAACACGGACAGTTCCCACTCGCGAGCGGCGTACTGGTCGCCTGCCTTGTAGCGGGCAATCAGCGCGTCCTTTTCAACTTGCCACTCGGCTTTGTGCTCGGCAATGCGAGCGGCCTGCTCTCGGGCTTCCTCTTGCTCGTGCGTCTCAACAATCTTGTACCGTGGCTCGCCGTCAAAGTAAACCTTTGTCAGTATGTCCAGGTAGTCGAGCTTTTTTTGGGTTACGTGGTACAGGTGGTCACCTGGTACGTAAACGTCCAAACATTCTGTAAATACGATGTGTGCCATTTAGTACGTCCTTTCTTTTAATTAAGCACCATTCACGCTAGCCATGACGAACCCGTTGGTGATCAGCGGGCTTGCGCCTGTTCGCTTCATCACGCGGAGGCTGTTGCGGCCACTTTCAAAGTCACCGTTAGCATAACCAAAGTCAATGCGCACACCAGCAACGTCAGTGATCCAGAAACAGTTTTTGTTTACAAGCCACAGCTCGTCAAAGTCCATAGTAGTTGCATCAACCTCTACGAACGGAAGGCCAAGCAGCTTGTCGTATGGTAGGCCATCGCGCACGTCTTGGGTGTAGATGTAACGGCCCATGGTGTCCTTGACAGTGTCAAGCTGCGTAACCAAGTTAGTGTTACCAACCCAGAAAGCGTTGCGGCGGTAGCTGATAGACATAGCGCGGTAAGCTTTCTTTACAGCGTCGTAGTTAAGGGCTGCAACGTTAGCACCAAAGTTGATCTTCTGGCCTGCTGGCAAAGCGCCCTTGCGGGTACGAATACCACGTGGCTTGCTCGTGCCGTCACCAGCCAAGAAAGCAATGTTTTCCTGGTAGGCAATCTCTTCAGCGAGCTGCTTGGTCAAAAGCTGTTCAACAACGCTAAATGCGGCTGCGTCCTGCTGAAACTCTTCAGTAAGAGGCACAATACCAGTAAGCTTTTTAGCGACAATGTCGAACCCAGAGAAGGTTGCTTTTGTCTTATTGTAGTTGGCCTCTTCAGCTGTCCAAGCTACTTGTGGCCGGCTAACTTGGCCAGGCACACGGAGGTTGGCAGGTGCGTTACTAATAACGGTAGCAAACTGCCGAATAGGCGCAACGTCCACCATCTTCTCGACGATAGCCTTCTCAATGACAGTAGGCACGAGGTAGCCACCGTCAGCCTGTGTGGTGACGTTCTGGCTGTCTGCACGGTAACCCATGCGGCGAACCTCAACGTCAATGTCGGCGTACTCGCGAGCAACTTCGCTGTCGATGCGGCGTAGTTCCTGCGTGTTACCAGTACGAACAGCGTTAAACCATGCACGGGTCTGTGCGCGGCCTCGGTCGCTCTCGCTCATTTCTTTGTTGTGCTCGGTCATCTTGGCGTGTCGGGCAGCACGTGCCTCAGCCTGCTTGCGAGCCTCTGCTTGGCGCTTCTCAATCTCTGCGGCCAATTGTTCCTTTGTGTAAGGCATATTTACTTTTATTCCTTTGTTATCGTTACTTTAATAACCTAATGACTCATCACCATCATCTTCGGCCAATTCCTTTTCAAATTCTGCAATGATGCGCTCGGCCTCTTCATCGCTGATCGTCTCGGTTTCGTCTACCTGTGTGCTGGCGTCCTCAGTGGCCGCTTTATCTTCGGTAGCTTCTGCCTCGGCTTTCGGCTCAGCTTCAGCTGGCGTATCCTCTTCGGTTTTGGCTTCTGCTTTTGGTGCAACTTCGGTGGCTAGCTTTTCTTGTAGAGCGGCTAGCTGCTCTTGTAATGGTTTCATAGCTTCTGCTATTACCGCTTGTAGTTCCTCTTTGTTCATACGCACCCCTTTTGGTTTAGCTGTTGTATTGTCGAGGGCTGCCTCAAGCTTGCGTGCTTCGCTGAAATAGCGTTTCATCAAGCCCCTTGCCTCCTCTTCAGATATACTACCATCATTAAGCGCACGAGTGGTAGCCCCTGTATTGGACGGAATCCCTACAAGACTAATCTCGAACAGCTGGTTCTTCAGATACTCCAGCCCTTCGTTTACCAGGTTTTCAAACCCAACACTCCAGGTGCGTAGGAATCCACGCGATACTTTACCCCACGCCCAGTTACCGCCATACTCGCTCATGTCGTCTACGTCGAACTGCACAATAGCATCGTGCGCCCGCTCGTCAGGCACTGGAATAATCTCCAGGACACGGCCGATATTGCTTGCTGCATCGCTGTAGTGATCAAGCTGCACGGTTGGGTTGTCCATGTAGCGCTTAAAGTCCCAGCCGTCAAACTTCAGGCTAGTACCGTAGCTATCTACAGACTCATCAGTAAACCGGATACGCACGGTGTGGTTATCTTCATCTACTGATTGCGGTACGCTGTTACGTAAAATAATGTTCATGGTTTATCTCCTATACATATTCTAATTCTGATCCACTATCACTGGCAAGAGTACACAACGGCAGTTAGGGTGGCTTGGTGGGCCTACCATAGGCTCGTAGTCTACCTTAAGCGTGTGTGTTACAGGCTTGCCCGCTTTGCTGGTTGTCGTCACCTCTAGCCTGTCGCCTAGCTCCACAAACGGTTTGTTCAGCTCCACAATCTTACCATTAAGGCTTTGGCAGAATGGGCAGGCGTCGCCTAGCTTAGTGTGCCACTCTTTGCCAGTCACAATGTCTGAATCATCCCAGCCGTAAATATCTGCCTGGCTGGCTGCTCGTACGCTCTCAGTGCGTGCAATGCGGTCTGCTCGCTTGCTGCTCATGTCACCAAAAATATTCTCAACACGGGCACGTAGTTCGTTACGGCTCTCGCCCTTGTCGATACCCTCGGCCAGCGTCAGCAGTATCTGCTTCTGGCTCTCGTCGTTAATGTCTACAGCGATCTTGCGTGCGCGCTGCTTCACAAACTCAGAGACAGCCGGCACGTCTTTAGGCGGTTTAAAGTTAGGCAGCTGCGCCCAGGCGTCCTTGATCTGCTCTCGCATGAGCGTGGTGTATAGCGGCATAAGCGCATCTTGTAAGCTTATATCCCACTGCTCATCACTCATAATGAGCGCTAGCTGCTTGTAGACAGGGTCAATGTCACGCTTGGCCAAGCTGCGGTTGCCGTCTTCTACTTCGTTTAGCTCGTCAATGACAGCCTTACGCTGTGTCTCAAAGTGCTTGCGGGCGGCCTTCCTAAAGCTAGCCTCGTACTTATCAAGCCGTGGCTGCATGTCTGCCACCCGCTTTTCGCCTTGCTCAAATCTATCAGCGGCTCGCTTCTCTACCCTCTTTTTTTTTTGATCTGCTGCGCGCTTAAGCATAACGGCTAGCTCTCGCCTGGCACGTTTCTTGGCCTCGTCAGCGAGCTTTTTCTCGTCCTGCTCTTTATTGCCCTGCTCTTTGTCCTCGTCGCTGTCTGCGGCTTCAGGCGCTTTGTCTTCAGCTTTTGGCTCTGGCTCGCTCTCTTCGCTCTTGCCAATCTCTACACGGCCAGATGGGCGGTACAGCACGTCACCACCTTCAATAGGCGGCAGGTCTAATGTCTTGCGCACCTCATTAACCGTCATCCAGTTATTAATGGCAGCCGTGTTGGCGCTCGCTTCTACGCTCGAGTCGCTCGGTATAAAGTCTACAAATGTAAGCTCTAGACTCGGGTCGAACGGATCAATCACGTACTTATTGATAAAGTTACAGAAGGCACGGACACGTGGCAGCAATGTGTACTTAGCAAAGTGATACTCTGCCGCTTCCATGTTAGCCCTGTTTGCCGATGTGATCATACCAAGCAGCGCTGGAGATACACGAAACATCGCCAGTATCTCGTCACGGCTCAATTTACGGCCTTCTAGAAAATCCATATCGCGTTGGGTCAAAACGAATTGTTTAGCAGACGCGCCTCCACCAAGGATCATTGGTACATAAGCGTTTTGCCCACCACTGTAAAACTCGATAAGCTGCTGTTTTAGCCGTCTAAATGCAACGTCAGTCATCTGCTTTTCAGACTCGATGATCATACTAGGCCGTGCGCTGTTAGCAAAAAAGCGCTGGTTGTAGTCTACAGCCTTATCGTCAGTGTCTACTGCGCCAGCTGCGGCTTGGATAACCGACATACCATTGCGTGGGTTAGCCGGGTTAGGCCGGTAGTCACGGTAAAATTGACGCTCTCTGTCTGTATTCATCCAGTAGTAGTCACCATAGCGCATAATTTCATCGCCGGTGTCTTTGTTGATCTTGTACTCTACTAGGTGAGCAGGTAACACAGTAAGCGCTGCTGGTAAGCCTCGCATCTCTGTATTCTCGCCCGTAGGCACAATGTAGCTCTCGCCGTTGATGTTCAGGTAGCTAGCGTGTAGGTACAGCATCTGCATACCGTGCTGGCTGTCTGTTGGGCTTTGTAGCAAAGAGAGGATAGGGTGCTCGGTAATCGTGCTGCGGTTGCCGTTCCTATCTGTCTTCACGAGCTGAAACTCAACACCGCTGAAAGCTTCAGCGATAAAGTCGTTAGCTGCAAATACCCACCCTTTATTGGCGGTTACTTGGCTTGGTTTGTCTTTGTACTCTTTTATTTTGCCACCTTGGAATGATGGCATACCGGCGTTGTACGAATATACTCCGCCGTCATCGCTCAGGTAGTTGGCGCGTGATTCCGCCGGCTTCTCTTGCCGGTTTAGTACTGCGTCGTACACCCTTTGCAATAATCCTTTGTTATTGGTCATTAGCTTATTATCCTATTATTGTTAATAGCGAATCCAAATATCGCCCTCATCCTCATTAGAGATACCCATACAGATACTCCAGAATGAGTCACCATGCCCCTCTGGAGACTCGAGCGCTTGCAAAGCGTTATCTACCATGAGGAGTTGGCTCGTCTGCCTTTGCTCATTGATCAGGTTAATGCGGTTGTTGGTTATGAGCATATCTAGGTTAGCGGCCATCTTGGTTTGGTTTTTGGCGTTTAATGTTACCGGCTCCATTACAGGGTTTAGTAATCCCTGCTCAGCAAATCCCTCAAATTCAGCCCTAGTATTATCATAGTACAGTTTAGAGACGTTGAATAGTTCGCATATCTGGTTTAGCTCTTTGTATTGCTTCTCATACTGCCAGCCGTCCATCCAGAATGAGTATATTTGGCGGTAGCTTATAATCTCGTCGCCATCTTCTGTCTCGCTGTATTTCTTGATGAATAACGCTAGGTGGCTTGGGTGGCGTTTCTTGCCAATGTCAAAGCCGCCTACAACTACAGCGTCAGCTAGTGCTTTATTCCAATCCTTTTTCTTCCAGCATAGCTCGGTACTTACACTCTCTAGGGCTTCACGGTTGATATAGCTGTCTTCGTTATAGACAGGCTGCGCCATGTACTCCTGGTTAAATGTCTTGTCGCCCTGTGCGGCCCTAATCTTCATAAGGTCATCAAACGTATAAAAGTCAGGCCATAGTACCTTCTCTGCCTTCCAGTCTAGGATGGCCGGCGTAAACCATTGGGCAAATAGCGTGCTCAATCCCTTATCAAAGAAAAAGTCATCGTTTGTCTGTGGCGTGCCTACGACATAGCACTCACCGCCTTTGTTTACCATAGGCAGTAGCTCGGTAGCGACAATACGGTTGATCTTACGAATGACGGTAGGCTTGAGCTTATTCTCGGGGTCTTTTAGCGGGTCGTCTACGTAGATGAGGTTGGCGTGGATACCGCGCTTAAAGGCGAGGAGGCCGGCGGGCTTTACGAGAAACTTGGGCGCTTTGTCGAGCGTTTGGTTTGGGCCTACCTTAGCAAAGCCAAGCACAGAGTCTGTTTGGCTCTTGTAGTTGGTCAGCTCTGAATAAAACGGGTTGATAGCTACGAGGCTACGCACCTTTGATAGGTGGTAGGCTGCTAGCTCGCTGTTATAGCTAAAGTACCAACCCTCTACCGGGCTACGTCGCTTCTCTCTCTTAAAGCGCAATAAGTGCCACATGAGACGGGCGTAGAGGCGTGTGCTCTTAAAGTGGCCACGTCCTGTGATATACATAGCGTACGGGTGCTTGTCCATGTGAGCACAAACGTCAGCAACGTATTGCCCACTCACAAACTCATCTTGGAATGAGAGGGCAAATACATGGTTTACAAAATAGTTAAAGTCATTAACTGCTCTGCGCTCTATTAGCTCCATCGCTGCTGCTGCTTTCAGTTCCAGCAACTCCCTCGATGATTCTTGTAAGTTCGTCATCGCTCATACCCTTAATCGCACCAGATATTTTTACTGTTGTCTCCGACTTAGTCGGTGCTTCAGCCCCTACAAGCTGTGCGGCTTGCTTTAGTGCTGCTAGTGCGTTTGCCCTTTCTCCGTTCTTCATAGCCTCGTAGTACACGTGGTTTATCTTCTCGAGCTGCGTCTCCACAAAGTCTGGTATTTGATCCTCATACGAGGCCTTGATACGCTTTTTGGCTGCTGCAATATACTTTTGGGCTTGGCGCTCGCCAATATTCCACTGCTGCATGATCGTCTGCTTGATGATAGAGGTGCGCGCACCGTTCAACATCTGCGTGAGCACCATCTCAAGCCGCATGTCCGTTATCTCGGAATCATTTCTATTATTCTTTGTTATATCTAGATTCTTAATGGGCGGCACTTTCGTCTCAGTGTCGCTTTTTGCATCCAGGCCGCGTTTTTTCGTCTTTGCCATGATCACATTATACACCAAAAGAAAGAGACGCAACAATTGCTGCGTCTCACCATAAAGGAGGAATCTGGCAGCTGCGCCCACACACAGCTACCAGATATTCTACACCTTGTGCCAGTCCTTGCCAAGTACCCCCTTTGTACAGTCAAATACTTCATCTGCGATATACCCGCCAAGCTTATTATCTTTGCGGTACACAATATAGTTGTAACGTCGTGCAACCGCCTTTTGTTTTAAGCCTTCGAGCGTACCGTAGCTAAATACATCGCCGTTACTCAGCCGACGTGCTACCCACACGCCAGCTGGTATACCGATACCCTTTGTCTCCTCGTCTCGGTACTTTATCTCTACTGTTTCGTAGTCCATGTTTGTTTTGCCTGTTTGTTAAAATGGAATATCTGCGATGTTAATGTCAGATACTGGCGCTGGCTCATCGTAGTTAGCTTGTGGCGCTGTTTGTGTGCTGCTACCATCGCTATTGTTCTTGCCACCGATAAAGGCAAACTCATCTACCACCACATCGATCTTGCTACGATTGTTACCGTCCTTATCTTGCCAGCGGCTCTGGTTAAGCCGGCCAGAGACGAGCAGCGGGTCACCCTTGTGGAGGTACTGCGCGATCGTCTCACCGCCCTTATTCCATGCCGTACAGTCAATGTACGCCACGTCATCGTTTCGACCGTCCACTGCGAGCGTAAAGCTAGTTACGCTGTGCCCGCTGTTCGTTTGTTTTGTTTCAGGGTCACGGACTAGATTACCCATCACCACTGCTTTACTAAAACCTTTTGCCATTTTGGTATTCCTTTCTATTCTACGGTTACTTTTGTTTTCTTGATCGTTACTGTTGCTGGTAGCATACCAATAATCTTCTCGGCTACCCCCTCTTCGAGCTTGGCTGCATCTTGGTACTTCGAGGACAGCTCATAGTCTTCTGCAAATGAGTTGTATTCACTTACCCAGAAGGTACGATTTTTGCCAAAGTACCCTATGCACTCAATACCCACGTAGTACTTTGTGTTCTGCCTTTTGCCGAGAGGTGTAGCGGCAAATTCCATGAGTATGTTAAACAGGCGCTTGCGTTTCTTGGTTTCTAGCGCCTTAAACCATTCAGTGTCGGTGTCAATGACGAACCTACCATTCTTATCTATATACGCATAGCGATTATCGTTAGAATCATCTACATAGTAATAATGACGGTCACCAATGTATAGGCAAAGCCCTAGCCCCATGTCAACCAGTTGCTGTTCAAGTTCTCTAATCGTCATTGTCTACCA